AAAACTCTCAGTATGAATAACAAACATAAAGTTGAGTAGAGTAGTGTATATATTACCAACTTCAACTAAAGAAGAATTATGCACCTTGCATCTTAACCTTATACTATCACCAACTTCTATCTTAGCAGTCCTTTTTTTACTTGAAGGAAATATAATCTTATAGCATAAATACAAAATCAGAACTTAACTGTTTCATCTATATTTATCCTAAACACCATTTAAGACAGTTGGTTTATTACTGCATTATTAATGGGTCAATATCCATAAAGTATTCATGCTTATCATATCTAGATTATTATTATAACTAGTAGCTAATATTACAATCTTTAATTCAAATTAAGCATTATTCCTAATGTACATTAATGTAAGACTCGAAGATAATATTGATTCTACCTCAGATTGAATCAAAATTTAATATTCATATATTATTATGAAACAGGAATAGAGAAGTATAAGAGAAATACTAGATAGACTAGGAAGAGAGAGCAGTAGGCACTTTAGTATAGAGATTTAGAAAATGATAAGAGAACATGACCAAATAATCAAGCATAATATTATGTTGATACTAAATACTGCAGGTAGCAGATTAAGTCAAGTTTAGGACAGAAGGTAGAGACTATCACTAAATCTATTTGCATACTTTGCAAAGTTTTCTCCCTTTGTAAAATACAATAAAGTAAAGATTTGGTAGAATGAAGACTAAAAGTAGAGATCGTCACCAAATCCTCTATTGGCGGAACGAAACTAGGTAAAGATTATCACCGATTCTTTACAGATAGTAGGAATGTAAAGGTTTAGTAGAATAGAGACTATCAGCTAAAAGAATTCGACATATTTGTTTGTAAGAGAGTTTTATTATCAAAATGATTTACATATTTGTTTTTGTTTCTAATAATCGTAGATAGATATCTAGTTTGATTCTATTAATGACTTAGGATAATAAAGTAAATATTTGCAACTGACAAAGTGATTTAATTTAATCACATAATAAGAAAGGAGCCTTGCGGCTCCTTTTTTTGTTTTTAATTTTATTTTGTTATAAATATTATTTCTTTTTTTAAAAACATTTTTTACCCAAAAGAAGCCCCTGTAGGTAAAATATTAAATGTTAGGTAGATAAATTCTGCTGTTTTAGTTGGTTGTAAATAAATAGCTCCAATCAATTGATTTCTATCAATGGCATCAGGGGTATTATTACTATCATCCATTACTACTTTAAACGCATATAAACCTTGTCTTTGTTGAACAGATTCTAAATACGGATTAACTTGAGATAAGAATGAATTACGGGTAGATATAGTATTTTGTTCAAATACTAAAGTTTTACCTATTTGAGAAATATAATATTTAAGAGATATTAATAAACGTCTAACATTTACTCGGTCTAAAGCTGAAGCTCTAGTTTGTAATGTTTTTTGACCAAACACTACAACTCCAGTTCCAGGGAAAGTAGCTATTGGGTTAACTTTATTTAAATATAAAGTATCTCTATCTGATTGAGATAATTTTCTTTCAGCTCTAATAGCTCTAGTTAATCCACCTCTATTTACACCTGCTGGGGCAAACCAAGGTTCTGCTTGAGTATCGTTTGCAATATATACTGATGGGATCATAGTTGACGCAGGAACCCATACTGTATTTCCTGTTCCAGGATCATTTGTTTGAACCCAAGGCCAGTAAGCAGCAGCGTAACTAGAATCAATACCATTAGCTATAGTTGTAGGTCCTAAAACAGTAGCTCCATAATTATTAGTATCTATTACTGCAATAGAATCACCTCTAGTTTCAACAGTATTAATTAAAGTGTTTATAGTTGATTGATGATTTGCATTAGCATATACTAAACCAGGAACTGTAATAACATTAAATTGATAATCATCTTGGTTAGATAAAATGTTAATTGCAGTTGTATAGTTTCCAGCTACTAATCCTTGAGTATTAGTGTTATTGATATTTTCATAGTAATTAGCAGTACCTACAGCTAAAAATCCAGCAGCTCCTCCAAAAGTTCCACTAGCAGCTAAAGGAATAGAAGCAGTGTATATAGCTTTTGCTGTACCTGAATTGTTGTAGAAATTAGGAGTTTTTAAACCTACACTCTTAACTCTAACATAATTACTCATATTTGGGAAACTTCCACTTTGTTGAATATAATAGTTTCCTGTAGTACTATCTAAAGCTACAGTATTGGAATAATCACCTATTACTTTAGATATATAATTAGTTGAGAATGGGTCTAATGATAAATTAGTCCAAGTTTCTAATACAGTTTTTACATTAGTACTATCATCACCTCTTCTTATTAATAGTGAAAAAGTTCCTGATGAAGTATTTGGTGATACAATTTCCCACCGGATATTATTAGCTGAACCACTATCTAATGTACCATCTGAATTTAAAGGTCCAGCACTTTTTTGGTTTATACCTTGGTTAATGGTTTCTAAAGTAAAAGATGAACCATTTGCTGGTGCTAAAGATGATGATACAAATGATGAAGTAGCTGAAGTGAATGAACCACTTGCTACACGAGTTACTAATAAACTAGTTCCACCATTTAAAAAGTAATTATATGCGGAAATAGTAGTAAAATATGAATATTGATCTGATCCACTGTCAAAAGTATCTCCGAACTTAAGTAAATAATCACTATATGATGTTACTATAGTAGGAATATTAACTTGACCTTTTACAGTAGGACCTATAATTGCCGCGCCAACTGGGGCGGGAACTTGATTAACAAAAGATTGATCATTTTCTCTTGCTAATACTCCTGGTGATAATAAAGTTTCAGCCATTTTTTATTTTTAATTAAATTATTATTTGTTAATAAATATGATGAAACTATTTAAAGGTAAATCTAAACAACAGAAAATTCTCCTGTTTCTAGATTAATATTACCATCACCATATTTTTTACGGATTTTATCGACTTCGCTTGTCTCTTTTTGTTTGATGTTTTTTAAAGTTTGCTTTAAATTTTCTTTATATTCAAGCAAATTGACCATGTCCACTTCTACTTGGCCTAAATTAACTATTAGATTACTATATTCTTCTCTAATAGATTTTAAAACGTTTAATTCTTCTTGGGTTAAAACTTGATTCATGGTATATAAATTTTATTAATTGTAAAATATTGTAGCTGAAAATATAATTGGGTTATTGTAAGATGGAGTTGGGTTGCTAGCAGCTACTGTAAATGTATTCCCAGATATGTTGGTTACAACAGGATACCAATCTAATCCTGAAGCAGCGGTTACTGGAGTTAATACTACACTTATAATATTGTTAACGGAAAATGTTGTTGTATATGTCACAGGAGATGATGGGCTAGGTATAGTTAAGTTGGTCATAAAACCTATTTTAATTGAGATAGGACTGGCACTATTATCATATCCGATAAAATCTCCATTCAAACTCCCAGTAAAACTACCAGTGAAACCATTATATGATGCTACTGAACCTGTTAAAGTTAATGAGCCTGATAATGTTATATCATATGCTGTTTGGGAAGTAAAAGCATCGTATGATTGTGTTACATGAGATGCTTTAATAGTATTACCTTCTGCAATTCCGGTTTTATTGAAAGTTATAGCCATTTTTATCGTCCTTGTCCTTTATAAGGTTTAGTATAATTTTTTGAAGTTTTTAATTTTGAATTCTTTTTTTTAGAATGAATTCCTTTTCTATCCTTTTTAGATTTAACTAAAAATGTAGTAGTTGCTGCTGTTTTTGATTTTGAAGCCATTATATTAATAAATATTATAAAACTTAACTAAATAATTCTATTATTTTATTTTCAACGTCACTATCAGTCCATTGACCGATATTTGTATATGATTGATCTTCCCATAAGGTTATTATAGTATTTTTATTATCAGCAGATATAACAGCTTTTACAGACTTTCCATCATCTATTAATTGTTTTATTTGGATTGTATCTGTGGTAACTTTTAATGACTCTCTAATAATAATTTCAACTTCAGTTTGTTTAGGTAATTTTATTTCTTTCATGTTTTTATTTTATTATAAATATTATAACTATGTAGTTTTCTTTTAAGTTAACAATTTATTCAAACAGTTTGTATAAGACAGGTTGTACATTTGAAGTTTTAATGTGTTCAAATTCTAATGCACTTAAACTATGATATTCAATATCTACATTTAGTTGTACTAGCTCTTCAATTTCTTTGTTGAAT